AACAGACATGTTGACACTATATGAAAATAGATATAAAACTGAACTACAAAAGTTTGCAGCAATGCAAGTTGGAAGAAGAAGACGAGACGATTACACGGATGGAACAATAAGAATACCAATCGAGTCAGCGCCTCAGTAATAGGAGAAAAAATTTATGACAATAACATCAGCAATATGTAATTCTTTTAAAGTAGAAATTTTACAAGGTGGTCACAACTTCAATGATGCTAGTGGCGCACCAACAGGTAACGCATACAAGTTAGCTTTATTTTCAAGTGACTCAGCTTCATTAAGTAAATCAACAACTGTTTACACAGCTCCCTCATCAGCTAACGCAGTTCCAACTAACACACTTGAAGTTAGTCAAAGTCAAACTGATGGCGGCTCTTCAAACACTGGTTACACTGCGGGTGGAACAGCATTAACACCATCAGCTGATCCAGTTTTATCTGGTGACACAGCATGTGTTAAATTTAATGATGTTAGTTTTACTTCAGCTACATTTACAGCAAGAGGTTGTTTAATTTATAATTCAACAGCAGTTACAGGATTCACAACAAACAGAAGTGTTTGTGCAATTAATTTTGGTGCAGACAAAACTGTAACAAGTGGTACATTCACAGTTCAATTCCCAGCGCAAACTGCCGGAAACGCAATCGTTCAAATAGCATAGGGGTAAAAAATGGCTGACGTTACACTCACAGTAACGGGTCTTTCTTCTACTTCATCTTTAGGAGACCTTTCATATACAGGTGTTGCTTCAGGGTACGGCCGGTATAGTTGGGGTCAATCTGATTGGGGAGATACCAATATATATACAACTGGATGGGGTGCTAATACTTGGGGTTTCCAAAGTTGGGGTAGTTTTCCTACTGTTGAACTTACGGGTGTATCTGCAACAGCTTCAGTAAATCTTCCATCAGAAAATATACAAGTTAAACCTGGTTGGGGTACTTTAGATTGGGGTGAAAATGGTTGGGGTACTGTTGAGTCTGCAGTATTTAATTTAACAGGATTATCCGCAACATCTTCTGTTGGAGCTTTAACTCCTGCAAATGTAATGGGTCTTACAGGTTTATCAGCTCAAACAGCTGCTGGTTCGTTAGCAATTGTTGTAGATAATACTCTTACTCTTACAGGATTATCCGCAACATCTTCTGTTGGAACTTTAACTCCTGCAGATGTAATGGGTCTTACAGGTTTATCAGCTACTAGTGCAGTAGGAAGTATATCTCCTGCAGATGTAATGGGGTTAACTGCTCCATCTGCTGTTCAAACAAACGTTGGTGCTATAACTATTTCATCTAATCCAGTTCTTGATATAGTGGGTGTTTCTGCATCAACATCATTGGGATCTTTAACAATAGATAATATAACTCCTGCATTGTTAGCAGGTCAATCATCTACAAGTGCAATTGGATCTTTAACTACAACTCAATTATCTATAGCTAGTTTAGATGGTCTAGGACAAATAGCTACTACAAGTTTAAATGATGCCGGTATTATTTTACAATACTACGGAAGATTATCACCTAAAACTAGTACGGGATATTCAAGAAAAACACCTAAAACAAGTACAGGTTACACAAGAAAAGTACCAAACTAATGTTTGACTTAAAACTAAATAAACAATATAAATAAAACAATCAGGAGTACAAAATTATGGCATCAACTTTTACAGATCTTGGCCTAGAGCTAATGGCAACCGGCGAAAATGCTGGTACTTGGGGAACAAAAACTAACGCAAATTTAAGTCTCGTAGAACAACTTACGGGTGGGTATAATTCTCAAGCTGTAACTGATTCAGGAACACCAACTGCTTTAACAATAGCAGATGGTGCTTTAACAGGTACTGCTCAACACAGAGTTATAGAATTAACAGGATCAATATCAGGAAGCAGAGTTGTAACTTTTCCTCTTCTTACAGAAAATTTTTACATTATTAAAAACAGTACATCGGGTGCACAAACAGTTCAATTAAAAGCAGTATCTGGTTCAGGAGCAACAGTTACTTTTGCAACAACTGACAAAGGATACAAACTTATTTATCTTGATGGTGTTGCAACAAACACTGGGGTTTATGATGTAGGTTTTGGAGATGTAACTCTTACAGGAACACAGACTTTAACAAACAAAACTTTAACTAGTCCTAAAATTGGAACAAACATTTTAGATACTAATGGAAACGAATTAATTAATCTTACTGCAACCGGTTCAGCAGTTAATGAAATTACTATAGCTAACGCAGGTACAGGGGTTACTGGACCAGTTATTTCAGCAACAGGAGAAACTAACGTTGGTATTAATATAAATCCTAAAGGAACAGGAGTTTTTAATTCTGGAGGATCAGCGGTTAAAATTTCAGGTTTAGAAACTATGTGGGTTCCAGCAGCAGCTATGTATGGAGCAACAACTAACGGTGCAGAAGCAGCGCAAGTTGAAACAACAGCAACAAGACCTGATATGAAAGTATTAGATTTTGATGCAGGTACAGATGAATTTGCACAATTTTCAGTAGCTTTTCCTAAATCATGGAATGAAGGTACCATTACTTATCAAGTATATTGGACACCAGCTTCTACAAATACAGGTGACTGTATTTTTGGTTTACAGGGAGTTTCTTGTGGTGACAGTGATACTATTGATATTGCTTATGGAACAGCAGTAAATATTACAGATGCTGGTATAGGAACAGTAGAAGATCAACAAGTTTCAGCAGTAAGTAGTGCTGTTACAATTGCAGGATCTCCTGCAGTAGATCAATTAACTTATTTTCAATTATTTAGAGATGCAAACGCAGGTGGAGATACTTTTAGTGCCGATGCAAGAGTTCTTGGTGTCAAAATATTCTTTACTACAGATGCTGCTAACGACGCATAAGGAATTTAAATATGAGAGAAAAATTAAATCAACCTCTTACTGTTGAAGGCAAGAGTTCAAATAAAAAAAAATCAACTCGAGGAAAATCTTTTGGTTATCAAGTCTTAGGATTTGGTGCCGGAGGTGGTTCTGGTTTTACGCCAGGAACTGCAGAATATTTAGTAGTAGCCGGTGGCGGTGGCGGTGGTTTTCAATCGACTGCTGGAGGTGGTGCTGGTGGATTTAGAACAGCTGGTTGTTTTGCAGTAGATGGTGGAGTGTATTGCATATCAGTAGGTGCTGGTGGAGCTGGTTCTACTAGTGCACCTAGTACAGGAACAAGTGGTGGTAACTCAGTATTTTCAACAATAACATCAGCAGGTGGTGGTGGTGGTGGTTCAGATGGAGCAAATGGAGGTGCCGGTGGTTCAGGTGGTGGTGGAGCAAATGGTAGTAGTCCTGGAGCAGGAAATACTCCTCCAACAAGTCCTCCTCAAGGAAACGCAGGTGGTAGTTCTGGTGGTGGTTCTCCTTCTGGTGGAGGTGGTGGTGGAGCAGGTGCTGCGGGTACTCCTAATAGTGGTAATCAAGGTGTTGCTGGTGGTGTAGGTTTAGCAAATTCATTAACAGGTGAGCCAGTTTTTTATGCAGGTGGTGGTGGATCTGGTTCAAGACCAGGAAGTGGTGTCGGTGGAGCCGGTGGTAATGGTGGTGGTGGTAATGGCGGTAGTTGTGATCAAGCAGGTACAGCAGGAGCAGCTAACACTGGAGGTGGTGGTGGTAATGGAAGATCTGGTGGTAGTGGTGGTTGTGCACCAGGTAGAGCCGGTGGTTCAGGAATTGTAGTTGTGAAATCAACAAGTGGTTTATTAGCAAGTGGGCCTTCATCTAACACAGTTAGCTATGATGGTACAAATTTTACAGCAATATTTAAAGCAGATGGTGAATTAACATTTGGATGTGCAGCAGCAGCAGATAGTTTTATTCAAGTAGATTATTTAGCTGTAGGTGGCGGTGGTGGTGGACGTAACCAAGCAGGTGGTGGAGGTGGAGCAGGTGGTTATAGAACTTCATTTCCCGGTGGAACAAAAGCATATTTAAGCACAGGAGCTAATACAATAACAGTCGGTGCTGGTGGTTCTGCAGGTGCAAGTTGTTTTTCAGGTAGTGGAACAGCTTCAGTAGTTGGTGCAATATTTTCAGCTGGAGGTGGTGGTTCAGGTTCTTCACCCGCACCTACTGCTCCCGGAGCAGGTAGAGCAGGTGGTTCAGGTGGTGGTGGTTCAGGTGGTTTTAAAACTAATCCATGTAGTGCTGCAGGTGGAGCAGGTAATACTCCTCCAACAAGTCCTCCCCAAGGAAACGCAGGTGGTCAAGGTTCAGGTGGATCTAGTTCACAAGATGCTGGTGGTGGTGGAGGTGGTGCTGGTGGAGCAGGTACTAATGGACCATGTTCAAGTGGTCAACCAGGTGGACCAGGTGGTGCAGGTGTAGCAAATAGTATTACAGGATCTCCAGTTACAAGAGCTGGCGGTGGTGGTGGTGGAAAAAGAGAAACTCCTTCCGGTGGTGGTGGTGGTTCAGGTGGCTCAGGTGGTGGCGGAGCAGGAGGTTATTATAATTCTAATGGATCAGCAGGTTCAGATAATTTAGGTGGCGGCGGTGGTGGTGGCGGTAGTATTGGTGGTAATGGTGGAGCAGGTGGTTCAGGAGTAGTTATAGTTAGAATTCCAGCAGCTAGTGCGCCAGGTAGTGTAGCAGTAGCACCGGGAACTAATAGTTTAGCAACGTTATCTCCTAGTGGAGATAAACTAGCAACATTTACTGTATCGGGAACATTGACACTATAGATAAAATAAAATATAAATAATAAAGGTAAAAATTATGGCACATTTCGCAGAATTAGATAGTAATAATAAAGTTCTAAGAGTAGTCGTTGTAGGTAATGATTGCGTACCATCGGATGAACATGTTGATGGAGAAACATGGTGTGTTAATTTTTTTAAAGGTGGTACTTGGAAACAAACTTCTTATAATAACAATTTTAGAAAACAATATGCAGGTGTAGATTATACTTATGACGCTGCAAAAAATAAATTTATAAGTCCGCAGCCTCACAATTCATGGGCATTAGATGCTAATGATGATTGGCAAGCACCAGTAACTTATCCAACAGATACAACAGATAAAAGTATTTCTTGGGATGAAGAAAATCTAAGATGGACTGCAAGAGACCAAGAAGATCCGGTAAATAATTTTAATTGGGATCCAGCAACACTAGCTTGGGTGTCCGCATAATTATACTTTACAGCAATTAAAAAATCATTTATATTATTTTCATAAAGAGATATGAATTTAACAAATTATTATTGGTATTTTAAATCAGCTATTCCATTACACGTGTGTGATGATATTTCTAAGTACGGAAAACAACTTCAAGAACAAATGGCAGTAACTGGTGGCTATAGTGATAGTAAAAAATTAAATAAAAAACAAGTCATAGATTTAAAAAAGAAAAGAAATTCAGATATTGTTTGGATAAATGATAGATGGGTTTACAAAGAAATACAACCTTATATACATCAAGCTAATAGAGCTGCAGGATGGAATTTTAATTGGGATTATTCTGAATCTTGTCAATTTACAAAATATAAAAAAGGCCAATATTATGATTGGCATTGCGATAGTTGGGATCAACCTTATCAAAGAGAAAATGCAAATGATCCATCTCATGGTAAAATTAGAAAACTATCTGTAACTGTAACTTTATCTGATCCAAAAGATTATAAAGGTGGTGAGCTAGAGTTTGATTTTAGAAACATGGATCCAAATCAAAAGCGTAATATTAAAAAATGCACAGAAATATTACCTAAAGGATCTTTAGTTGTATTTCCAAGTTTTGTATGGCATAGAATATGTCCAGTTAAAAGTGGAGAAAGAAACAGTTTAGTTATTTGGAACCTAGGATACCCATTTCAATGAAAAAGAAAAAAATTAAAAAACTAAAAAAAACTATTTATCCTCAAAAATTAAATAGAGAAGATTATTTTAAGTGTCCTATATGGTTTGCAGATGAACCTAAATTTGTAAATAGTTTAAACAAAGCATCTGATAGTTATATAGACAAAGCTAGAAAAGATTTACAACCAGAAATAGATAAAATTAACAAACAAAACAAAACTACAGGGGATTTAGGTAGTGTTTATCATTCAACAAGTTTGATAGGTGACCCTAAATTTAAAGAACTACAAGATTATATTGGTGCAACTTCATATAATTTATTAGTAGAAATGGGTTTTGATATGCGTGGTCATCAATTATTTACTACAGAAATGTGGGTACAAGAATTTGCAAAAAATGGTGGAGGACATCATACTTTACACACACATTGGAATGGTCACATATCTGGTTTTTATTTTTTAAAAGCTAGTGATAAAACTTCAGTACCTATTTTTGAAGATCCAAGAGCAGGTAATGTTATGAATCTTTTACCTGAACTAGATAAAACAAAAGTAACTTATGCTAGTTCAATGGTGCATTATAAAGCTGAACCAGGTAGAATGATATTTTTTCCTTCATATATGCCACATCAATATTTAGTTGATAAAGGTATTGAACCATTCAGATTTATTCACTGGAATTGTCAAGCTATACCAAAAACGGTATTAAATGTTTAAAGTAATTAATAATTTTTTATCTAATAAAAATTATAAAGTTATTAATAATGCTATGAATGAAGAATACTTTCCATGGTATTATAATAATTATAAGGTAGACGGAGATAATGAATTGTTTCACTATCAGATGACACATGTTTTTTATAGAGATGGTCAAATTAATTCTAATTATTTTTATATTTTAGAACCTTTATTTAAAAAAATAAAACTTAAAACTTTAATAAAAGTAAAAGCAAATTTAAATCCAATCAGTCAAAATCTTGTTGAATTTAATGAACATGAAGACACACCAAAAAACACTAAAAATAAAAGTATGATTTATTATATAAATAGTAATAATGGATATACTAAAATTAAAGATAAAAAAATAAAATCTACAGCAAATAAAGCATTGTTTTTTCCATCAGATACTATTCATAATGGAACTAACTCTACTGACTGTAACAACAGAATGGTTATAAATATTATCTATGTCGTTTAAAAAAAATAAATATACTGTATTAAAAAAAATAATTTCAAAAGATTTAGCAAATTTTATTTGTCAATATTTTTTAAATAAAAGAAAAGTTGCTAGAGTTTTATTTGATGAAAAATATATATCTCCTTTTAACAAAGAATATGGTGTATGGAATGATGTACAAGTACCTAATACTTATTCACACTATAGTGATATTGCAATGGAAACATTGTTACAGGAAGTAAAACCTATAATGGAAAAACACACTGGTTTAAAGTTAAGTCCTACTTATTCCTATGCAAGAATTTATAAAAAAGGAGATATCCTAGCCAGACACAAAGATAGATATTCATGTGAAATATCTACTACGTTAAATCTAGGTGGTGAGCCATGGCCTATATATCTAGATCCAACAGGAAAAACAGGTCAAGATGGAATAGAAGTTAATTTAAATCCAGGAGATATGTTAATTTATTCTGGTTGCGAATTAGAACATTGGCGTGAAGAGTTTAAAGGTAATGACTGCGCTCAAGTTTTTTTACACTATAACAAACAAAATTCTAAAACATCTAAATCTAATCAATTTGACAAAAGACCTTTTCTTGGATTACCTGCATGGTTTCAAGGGGTTAAGTTGACAAAAATTAAAAAATAATATATACACTAGGCTTGCGAGGGGATGATCCACCACTGATTCCCCTTGCTTTAAACATATTGAAATCACAAACAATCTGCTATATTACCTAATAAACAGGATTTTATATGTTACAAAAACTAGGTTTTTTACCAGGATTTAATAAACAAGTTACATCTACAGGTGCAGAGTCTCAATGGACGGGTGGCACAAATGTGCGTTTTAGATATGGTACTCCAGAAAAAATAGGTGGTTGGTCACAACTAGGCGATAGTAAATTAACCGGCGCTGCTAGACAATTGCATCACATGGTTAATAAACAAGGTATTAAATATGCTATTATTGGAACTAATAGAATACTATATGCTTATTCAGGACAGGTGTATTATGATATACATCCTTTAACTAATCCATCAGGCACAGCTATTACTAGTGCGTTTAGCACGACTAATGGTCAACCAATCGTAACCCTTACATTTTCTGGTTCACATCTTTTTCAAGAAGGAGATATAATTTTATTTGGTGATGCTAGTACGTTTAGTGCTATTACTAATTCTAATTTTGTTGCAGCAGATTTTGCAAATAAAAAATTTATGGTAACAAGTGTGCCTAGTTCTACAACTATAACTATTACAATGCCTAGCAATGAAACCGGATCTGGTGCAACAACATCAGGTGGTATAACTTATTTTCAATACTACCATGTAGGACCGGCTGAACAAGTTGGAGTTTTTGGATGGGGTATATCTCAATTTGGTGGAACATCAACAGCGCCTCAAACAACAACTTTAAATGGATCATTAAGTGCTAATTCTTTTGGTACTGGTGGATCTGGAACTAATATTGTTTTAACGTCTGTATTAAATTTTCCAACAGTAGGAACTAATTTTATACAAGTAGGCACAGAAGAAATTTCTTACACAGGGGTAGATACAGCAACAAATACTTTAACCGGAATAACTAGAAACGTTAGAGGAACAACAAATGCCTCTCACAGTTCAGGAGATACAGTTACAGACTACAGTAATTTTTCTGGTTGGGGTCAATCATCAGCTGACACAGACACCGTTGCTGAACCTGGTATGTGGTCTTTAGATAACTTAGGCAGCACTCTTATTGCTTTAATTTTTAATGGAGAATGTTTTGAGTGGGATGCTGATGCAACAAATGCTACAAATACAAGAGCTACTATTATATCGGGTGCACCAACAGCGTCACGTGATATGTTAGTGTCAACTCCTGATCGTCACTTAGTGTTTCTTGGAACAGAAACAACTATTGGTGATAAAACTACACAAGATGATATGTTTATAAGATTCTCTTCTCAAGAAAATATTAATGACTATACACCTACAGCTGAAAACAGTGCAGGTACACAAAGATTGGCTGATGGATCACGGATCATGGGAGTTGAACTTGGTAGAAATGCAATATACATTTGGACCGACACCTCTTTATTTACTATGAGATTTGTTGGAACTCCATTTACATTTGCTTTTGAACAAGTTGGAACTAACTGTGGATTAATAGGAATGAATGCAGCGGTAGAAGTAGATGGCGCTGCTTATTGGATGTCTGATAATGGTTTCTTTAGATACACAGGTAAACTAGAATCAATGGACTGTTTAGTTGAAGACTACGTTTATGATAATATTAATACAACATCTAATCAATTTGTTTATGCGGGTATTAATAATTTGTTTGGAGAAGTTACTTGGTTTTATCCAGAATCTGGATCTAATGTTAATACACAGTCGGTTACGTACAGTTATCTAGACTCAACTTCTAAAAGACCTATATGGTTTGTTAATGACAGTGCACTATTTATTAGAACTACTTGGCAAGATTCTTCTGTTTTTGGGTTACCACATGGAACACAGTATGATGCAGGCACAGACAGTTCTTTTGATGTTACAGGAAACACAGATGGAATTTCATATTATTATGAACATGAAACAGGAGTTAATCAAATTAGACTAGGAGTAACAACAGCAATTCCAGCAAACATTACTTCTGGTGATTATGATATTACTCAAAAAGTTATACGAGGAGCTGCAACTAACATGGCTGATCTTAGAGGTGATGGTGAAAATATTATGAGAGTTAGTAGAATTATACCTGATTTTATATCTCAACAAGGAAATTCTATTATACAATTAGATTTAAGAAATTATCCAAATGATACAGCAGCTAGTTCATCATTAGGTCCATTTACTATAACATCTACAACAGATAAAGTAGACACTCGTGCTAGAGGAAGAGCTATAGCTCTTACAATATCTAACACTGCTGTTGACACTAGTTGGAAACTAGGAACTTTTAGGTTAGATATACATGCAGGTGGAAGAAGATAATGGCAAAAATAGTACAATCATTAACTAGAGCAAGTTCAGAGTATGAAGAAGATGTAGCACAGTCTTTAGTTAGAGATTTAGATGCAGTTCTTGAAAAATTAAACACTACATTTCAAGAAGAATTAAAACAGGAGATAGAAGCTAGAAGTTTCTTTTTAGATTAATGGCAGTAGTAAACCAATATAAATTTGTAGGAATAGACAACAGCACATCAGGTAGTGTTCTGACACCATTAGGATCAGGCATTCCTGCAGTTAATGAAACTGTAGTTATTAAATCAATATTAGTTACATCAGCTGGTACACCAACAGTGACTATTATAAACAATAGTATTACAGCTATAAAATCAGCACAGTTAACAGCAAACACAACTAAAGAATTATTAACCCAACCGCTAATAGTAGAAGGTGGAAAAACTTTTACTGTACAATCAAGCACAACAGATTCGTTTGATGTGGCTATTAGCTATTTAAATATTAAGAAAGAGGTAACAACATAATGATAGAGTTAACACCAGAAAAAATAATAACTACTATTAAAAATAAAAAAACAGGTGTAGTATATGAGACTGAAGAAGCTTTAAAAGCTGCTAATATACCTGAAGAAGATGTGCAAAGAGACGTAACAGTTATCATGCCACCTCTTGATTTAATGGGAAAAACAAAGTAAAAGGAGATACTATGGACGAAAAAATTTCAATGAACGAATCAATACAAGCTGGAGCACCTGACATTAAGTATAGTAGTGGTGATATTAGAATGGGTGGACAAGAACCAAATGATCAAAGCATGCAGATTGCAGCAGAAATATGGTCACAAATGGAGCCAGAACAAAAAGTTCAGTTTCAAAGTTTTGAAGCTTTTTTTGAAAGTGGTATCTGGAAACAAATTTTACAACAGTTGCAACAAGATCAATCAGGAATTAGATCTCAAAGTCCAGAAATGATGATGAGTGAAAACGTTAACATGGCAGAGCAGATGCCTGGTGGCGGAATAGCTGATGTGGATGTCAGAGAAAAAGTTGCAATGGCAGCCAACGGCGGTTTGATGGGTCTCTATAACAGAGGGATGTAGTCATGGCTGGTATAACAGCACTAAATAAAATCAGAAGACAACAAGCAGCCTTTGGTGGTATCATGGGTCGTGACGGTAGACGTCAATACGGTGGTGGTTCTGATATGGGACAAGTTGGTGATAGTAGTGGTAAGACCGGCCCAGGAACAGGTGGTTATCAAGGTGGACCTGTAGGTGGTTATGGTGATGCTGGTAGAACTGGTCCTACAGCTAAAAATCCATACGATAAAACTCCAGAACAATTTAAACAAATTAGAGAAAAAGAAAAAGCTAAATATGAAAAACAATTTGATGGAATTAGTCCATTAGGTAGTAGACCTGTAAATTTTTTTACTAAATTAAATTATTATGATAAAAAGTACAAAGCTAATTGGGCAGCTAAACAAAAACAAAAACAATTAGCAGCTATTGATAAATTGATTGCAAAAACTTATACAGAAAATCCACACATGGATATTGCTGAGATAAGAGATGCGTTGATGTCTCAGTATGATGGAAAAACTAATACAATGACTGGACTAGAAGGTTTTAATGTAGGAAAACCTGGAATGAATTACGGACCAACTGAACTAGGTCCTTTGGGTTTAAATACAAAAAATGTTAAAGGTGAACCTTTAGGTACAAAATACATGGATCAAACCCCTTCATTATATTCTCACCCATCAAATCTGCCAAGTATTTATGGTCAAATATTAGGTAAAGTTTCTCCACCCAATATAAATAATTTAATGTCTTCGATTAATAGAATTAATCAATTAACAGATATTCAAAAAGATGGCGTGACTCAATCCGAGATTACTGATTATTATGACAGAGCACAGGGTAAGGGTAAGTATAATATTTTTGGTCCTGATCAAAGTGGTAGCCCACAACCTTATATACCAATAAACTATAACACTGGAGCAGCAACCGTAGAAGCTGTAGAACCTTACACTAATGATTTTGTATATAGATTTGGTGACGGACAAGATGTTGGAGCAGATGTAACACAAGGTTTTTATGCAGCCAACGGTGGTAGAGTACCAAGAGCCTTTGGTGGTATCATGGATACAGCTACAGGAAGAAGAGCTTACGGTTTAGGTAGTGTGTTTAAAAGCGTAGGTAAAGCTATAGGTAAAGTTGGTAAAGCAGCAGGAAAAGTTTTAAGTAGTGACATAGGTAAAGCAGCAATAGCAGGAGCAATGTTTTATTATGGTGGTGGTGGTGGAATGCCTAAATTTATGGGTGGAAAAGGTTTAGGTGGATTTAGTTTAACTGGACCAGGTAGTTTTTTTAGTAAATCAAACCCTCTTTTATTTAGTGCAGGAAAATTTAACCCTATGAAATTTGCTGGTTTAACTACACTAGGTGGCTTTTTAGGAGGCCCTGCTAAAGTAGATCAAATGCCTGGTGATGACGGACGTAGGGGTGGTAGATTATTAGACTCAAAAGGTAATGAAGTATTACCAGCTGGTATTAGAGCTGAAATAGATGAAGCTTATGAATCAGGAGATCCTGAACAAATTGAAGCAATAGAAAAGTATTATGCTTTTTTACCACCAACTGAACAATACTTACCTTATTCAAACTATGGTTCACAAGGTTACAGAACTACTGTAGCAACAGGCGGAAGAATTAGAGCTGAAGAAGGTGGGCTCATGAACCTTGGAGGCATGGAAAAAGATTATAGAAACGAAGGTGGATTTGTACCAATAGGTAAACAAGAAAAGGCAGATGATGTACCTGCAAGACTGAGTGTAAATGAATTTGTATTTACGGCCGACGCTGTTAGAAATGCTGGCGGTGGAGACATAGATAAAGGTGCAGAAGTTATGGAAAATATGATGAAAAATTTAGAAAATGGTGGTACAGTATCCGAGGAATCACAAGGAAACACTGGCGCTCAAGAGATGTTTAGTGTATCAGAGAGAATAGGAGAAGTAATTTAATGGCAATAACAGAAACACGTAGTTTACCACCACAATTTGTAGAAGATCTAGGTAAAGATTATGCAACGCAGTTAACAGGTTTAACTTCTCAAAAATTAGATACAACAAAATTTCAACCAATGGTTGCTGGTCAAGACCAGGCAACTAAAGATGCATACACAAGAGCTACAACACAAGGTCAAGGTATAGGAGCATACGCACCATACTTATCAGCAGCTGGACAATATCAAACTGGTACAGGAACGTTTGCAGGTCAACCTACAAACATGATGGGTTCACAAGATTATTTACAAGCTCAAGGAGCTATGTCAGGACCAACAGCCTATCAACAATTTATGTCTCCGTATCAACAAGATGTAATTGATGCAACACTATCAGAATATGATAAACAAGCTCAAGCTGGTATAACTAATATTGGTTTAGGCGCAGCACAGTCTGGTAATTTAGGTGGTGGTCGTGAAGGTGTGATGAGAGCACAGTATCAAAATCAATCAGATATGAATAGAGCACAACTTCAAGCACAATTATTAAATCAAGGTTTTGGTCAAGCTCAAGGTCAAGCTAATCAAGCATTTAATCAACAAGGACAATTATTTACAGGAGCACAACAATTAGGAGCTGATCAACAAAGAATGGCTACACTACTTCCACAATTACAAGGCGGAGATATTTCAACATTGGGTCAAGCTGGGCGCGGCCAACAATTATTTGAACAATCTATCCTTGATCAACAAAGAGAAGCAAACAGAATGGCAGCATACGAACCATACGAAAGACTTGGTTACATGGGTGCTGGTATGGGTAACGTTATGGGTGGTGCTATGGGTCAGTATCAATCACAAGTTACACCTAATCAA